CGTTCACTTGACGAGCAGATTGCAACCCACAGCGAACTCGAAAAGCGTTCAGCCGAGGCTGCAGAACTCCGCAAGGAAAAGAAGTTTGACGCCGCAGTTGCACCGTCAGTAGTTAAGTCAGAAGCACGCACCTATAGCCCACAGGCTGAAGTTTCGTTTGTTGCTGACGCTTATGCTGCACAGTTCAACAACGACTTCTCCGCAAAAGAGCGCCTTGCTCGCCACATGCAAGAGGAAAAGATCGAACGCCGTGATGTGACCAGCGCAAACTTTGCTGGCTTGGTTGTTCCACAATTCCTTACCGACTTGGCAGCACCATTCGCTCGTGCAGGCCGCCCATTCTTGGATGTTGCTCGAAAGCATCAACTTCCTGATTCGGGATTGGTTATCAGCATCAGCAAGGTCACAACTGGATCAGCAACCGCAGTACAAACTGAAGGTGCAGCAGTTCAGGAAACCAACATGGATGACACCAAACTTGATGTTTCGGTTGTTACCGTTGCAGGTCAGCAGAATGTTTCCCGTCAGGCTCTAGAGCGTGGCACCGGAATTGACTCGCTGGTAATGGCAGACCTCGTTTCTGCATACAACACCAACTTGGATTCGTTGTTTGTAACGACTAGCGCAACATCATTGACGAACACCATCACGCAGGTTGTTACCTACACTGATGCTTCGCCAACCGTTGCAGAACTGTATCCAAAGATTTTGGATGGTGTTCAGAGGATTCAGACCAACTATTTCGGTGGTCCAAACTTCATCTTGATGCACCCACGCCGTTTGGCTTACATCCTTGCAGCAGTGGACTCCTCAAACCGCCCACTGGCAGTACCAACCGCACAAGGTCCAATGAACGCATTTGCTGCAGGTTCAGGATCGGTTGTTTATGGCAACTCTGGCTACACGATTGCAGGCTTGCCAGTAATCACTGATGCCAATGTGATCACCACCAACGGTGCAGGTTCTAACGAGGATGTCATCATCATCGGTAACACCCAAGAAGCACACCTCTGGGAAACAGGCGATGGTTCCCCAATGATGTTGCGCTTCGAGCAACCAAAGGGTGCTGAACTTGATGTTCAGATGATCGTTTATGGTTACAGTGCGTTCACTGCTAACCGTTATCCAAACGCTTTCGCACTTGTTGGCGGAACTGGATTGATCACACCAACCTTCTAAAGCCGATATTTCAGTTCGGATTAGAGCCGAAAGACCGCCAGCATCTTGAACGGTGTTGGCGGTCTTTCTTTTTATACCGTGTATGATCTGCGATATGAAAAAACAAATTGAAGCACTACTGATCGAGCGTGAAGGATATGTGCGCAGAGGATTGAAAGACCGTGTGAAAGCGGTAGATGCAGCGTTGCGTGAACTTGACTTTGATCATAAATATATGACAGATGAGGTCGAAACGGCATCAGTTGAGCCTGTAGCAGAGCGTGCTGTTGTAAAGGCAGCGAAAAAGCGCAAGGCATAACTCATGGCAATCGTTAATGGTTACTGCACCTTGCAAGATGTTAAGTCTGCTCTGCGCCTTACAGATAATGTGGATGACGGGCTATTAGAGAAGGCGATTGAGTCTGCATCTAGGCGCATAGATGGTTACTGCGGCAGATTCTTTTACAAGACTGCATCAACCGCAATTAACATCTATCCAATTAACGAGTATCTGTTGCGTATGCCAGAGGATTTAGCGAACGCAACTGTGACGATCAAGATTGATACGACAGCCAACGGAACATATGCAACCACGCTTACGCAGGGTGTTGATTACATCCTTGAACCAACTGATGCTTCCCTTCGTGGCTATCCGTATGTTCACGCCCGTATGGTTGGCGGTCAAACATTCCCGTTGTTCACTGTTCCTTCATTCCCTACTTGTCAGGTGACGGGATTCTGGGGTTGGAACGCTGTTCCTGCTGATGTTTCTCAGGCCTGCGTACTTCTTGCTATGCGCCAATTCGCCCGTCTAAACGCCGCACTAGGCGTTGTCGGATTCGCTGATATGGCTCTACAAGTTCGGGCTGTTGATCCAGATGTGCGTGACCTTCTTAACCAGTATGTGGTCTTTGGGGCTATCTGATGCCAGCAACAATTTCGCAAGTCGCTACAGGGCTTCAGGCGAGGCTTGCAACGATCTCAGGCCTGCGCACCTTCTCGTATCAGCCTGAGCAAGAGAACCCGCCATTTGCCTACCCAGAGATCAACAGTGTTGATTACCACAGAGCGTTCTCAGGTGGCGATGTGGTTATGAACTGGACTATTTATGTTGTTGTTGGTCGCTGGCTAGATCGAACCGCACACGCCGCACTCGATGACTATCTTTCCTATTCCGGTGCAAAGAGCATCCGTGCCGCAATAGAGGCAGACCAAACGCTTGGTGGTGTATGTTCAACTTTGATAGTACGCTCAGGTGCTGACATAACAAGTCTTGACGCTAATGGCGCACAGTTCTTGGTTATCCAATTACAAGTTGAAGTTCACGGATAGGAAAAACACATGGCAAGTTACAAAGTGTTAAGCGACAGGTTTGCTCTTGGAGAAAAAGGAAAGACAGTGGACAGCGATGCGCTTATTGGGTGTAACATTGAGGCGTTGGTCGAAGCAGGACACCTCGCAGAAGTCAATGCAAAAGTTTCAAAGTCAGTTACAAGCGAACAGGATAAATAATCATGGCTCAAATCGTTCTTAAAGATGTTGGAATCACAATTAACGGCACAGAATTGTCAGACAGGTCAAACTCTGTTGAAGTCAATTATGAAATCGAGTCAGTTGAAGTAACAGCATTTGGTAGCAACCGTTCGTTCGTTGGCGGTTTGCAGAACAACACTTGCACCGTTGAACTGATGCAGGACTTTGCAGCAGCGAATGTTGAAGCAACAATTTTCCCGTTAGTAGGAACACAAACCACGCTTACTTTTGAGCCTGTTAAGTCTGCTGGTGCACCTTCAGCAACAAATCCTACATACACGATTACTGGCGCATACCTCGCAAGCCACACGCCAATCTCTGGCGGTGTTGGTGAAGTTGGCATGACCTCGCTGACCTTCACGGGTGGAACGCTAGTTAAAACAGTCGCATAATTAAATAAACAACTAGAAGGAGACTGCAATGAAAATTGCTTTAACAGTTGAGTTCAATGACGGCACGAAGTCGGATGTTGATGCAGTATTCGCTGACTTCGTAGCCTTCGAGCGCACATGGCAACGAAGTGTTGCACGATTCGAAACAGAGATTCGTTTAACAGACTTGGCTTGGCTTGCTTGGCATAGCGAAACACGCACACGCAAAACAAATCTAAAGTTCGATCCAGATTGGATTAACACCGTTACAACGGTTGAAATGCGTGAGGAAGTCGAAGCCCCAAAAGCCGACTAGGTGACGATTCAGCACACTGGATTGTTGCCTTCCTTGCGTGTGAAACGGGTATTGCGCCATCAGCGTTACTTGCTGAAGGGAATGTAATGCTTCAAGCGATGTTGGATTATCTGACAAAGAAGGCTGAGCGTGCTAACCGCAGGCGGTAGTACAATCGTGACCTATGGGTATCAAAGTTGATGTTTATGGTGTTCGTGAAACACTTGTAGAACTACGCAAGTATGAGCGTGAAACATACAATGCTATTGAGCAGGACTTAAAGTTGTCTGCCCAGCCTGCCGCTACAGCAGTTGGAAGCGAGTTCCCTGATAAGCCATTAAGGAACTGGCACGGTGGAACTAGACGAAAAGGAAAAGCACGGTTGCCTGCATATGACGGTGTTTCGGCAAAGAGCAAAGTGCGTGTTGCTGTTTCGACTAAGAAACCATCTGGCGTTAATCAGCACGGGCTAATCCGCTTACAGCAAATGGATGCTGGCGGTCAGGTCTATGACACTGCTGGGTCTGATATTGGTGGCGTTCGTGGAACTGGCGCAACTGCAGGTCAAAGATTCGTTGCAAACCTTGATAAGCATTTAAGAGTGAAATCTAAATCTGGTAAATATCGTTCCCGTGTAATGTATCCTGCAACCGAAAAACATTTGCCACTAATCGAAAAAGCAGTTGAGGTTTCTATTCGCAAGATTGATGGTGAAGTACAGAAGCGATTGAACGGATACTGATATGGCAGTTGGCGTAAATATAGTCAGTACCTTTAACAGCAAAGGTATTGACAAGGCAATTAAAGATTTCCAGAAACTTGACGGTGCTGGAAACAAGGCCGCATATTCATTAAAAACTTTTGATAAGGCTCTAACGAATGGCGCAATAAAACTTGCAAAGTTTGGTGCTGTAACCGCAGCAGTTGGCGGAATAATTGCAAAATCGTTAATTCAATCTGCATCTAACTTGCAGGAATCGATAAGCAAAATTAATGCTGTATTTGGTACGAGTTCAAAAACCATTATTGCTTGGTCTGAGACAACAGCGAAAGCACTTGGCATATCGCAACAGACCGCATTAGAGGCTGCAGGAACATATGGAAACCTTTTCCAAGCGTTCGGAATAGGCGCACCACAAGCGCAGGAAATGAGCATCAGGCTCGTTGAACTCGCCGCAGATATGGCTTCCTTTAACAATGTGCCTATCGATGATGCCCTACTTGCTTTGCGTTCTGGTCTATCTGGAGAAACAGAACCACTAAAGCGATTCGGTGTTGCGCTTAATGAGGCGGCACTAAAGAACAAAGCGCTTGAGATGGGGCTTATCTCTACCACTAAAGGAACTTTGCCGCAGGCTATTAAAACTCAGGCCGCATACGCACTGATTCTTGAACAAACCTCAATCCAGCAGGGAGATGTTGCGAGAACT